AGAGCCAGACCCAGTGATTGTTGCGTCGTATTGAGCTATTAGTCCGGGGCCACCATCGCCGCCATCGCCTCCCCTCCCTCCATAGGGGGTAGCGTATTGTCCAGCACCGCCAGCGCCGCCTTTGCCTATTATCGTGCCGTTGTTGTTTATGGTTATAACGGTACCCGCTGCCCAACCGGTGCCTGTATCTACCGCTCCCACTGCGGTGCTACTGGCGGACACAACAACACCAACGTCAATGGTCAATATTACGGACACTGCATATGCAGGAGAACCTGCGGAGGTAAAAAGATTTATGTCGTTAGTGTCAACTGTAATAGGTAACGGCACGGTCTTTAACCCGCCCCCTACAAACATATTCATTATGCCGCTCATTAGCTGACTCCAGAGCCAGAGATAAACCACGTATTGGTAGCCACTTTAAGGCACGTTGCAACACCTTTGGTAGCCAGTGTCCTATCGCCGGTATTAGTCGTTCCGGCTTGATATACCGTTAACGATGTAGTGACGATAGTGATTGAGGTTGTGCCGTTGTTTACGATAGTAAACGCAGTTCCAATTGGAAAGGCAACCGAAGCGTTGGTTGGGATGGTAATACTCTGTGCGCCTGAGTTAGTGCTGTAAATATGCTTACCATTATCGGCTAGAACAAGTGTGTAGTTACTGGATTGAGCATTCTGCGGGATGTTTAGGTAGCCTACGGAAAACGCCGTGGTGCCATCAGAGATGGTTGATCCGCTACTAAGCGTTGCCGTGCCCGAAAAAGCGGTGAGGGCTTGAAATGTAGGGGAAGCGGATACCCCATTACTAGCTAAAACTGTTCCAGAAACACCCGGAGCAACTGCGGTAAATGCAGTACCAGCCGCATTTCCTGCATATACGGCATACGGGGTTGTTGCCGTTCCTCCAGTACCGCCAGAAGCTACGGGCAAAGCAGTGCCAAGGGTAAGCGAAGAAGAGTAGTTTGTTGCACTTACAATGTCCGTTTGGGCGCTATTCATTACCAAAATAGTTTTGGCCCCTGCTGGAACGGATACTCCTGTTTGGGCTACCACCTTAACCGTAATCGGTAGCGTAGTATTGTTAAAAATAAAATAAAGTTTTTTGTTGCTAGGGACAATTAAAGAACCACCACCTATACCAATCAACTCCAGATACATATTTCTGGCTATTCCAGAAGCACCGTTAGGTATGGTTATGGTGTCTGAACCCCCAGTACATGCGTAAGTAGTAATACCACTTATAGCTTGTTCAATCAAATTTCCTAAATTATTATTTGTGCTTAGCCCCCAAGTACCGGTTTGCTCCCCGGCACCAACAAGCTCAATCGCAAGATTTGTACTGTAAGTGGAAGCCATAGTTATTTACTCGCAATAGGCTGTGTGGTAAGTAGACGTAAAATGACAATGCCGACCGAAATTACAATCCCAACAATCATCTGTGCTACCGGCGTCATCGGCAGCAAATTTAAATACCCCTGAACAACGGACAGTATAGCAATGAGGATTGCATACCAAACAGTTTTGGATTTTAGCATTTGCATCATACAGTCCTTTTTAAAACGACAGAAATTGACCCCAAGGGGCATTTGCAAACGTCCATCCAGCGTTGTTTCCGCCGTTTGTGCTATTAGCACCGGCATAGAATTTTGCCCCGCCGGTAGCGTTAATATCTGTAATTGATAGGTAGTCGCCGTTTACAGTTCCGGTTGTTTGCGTAATTGTTCGTTGAGTTGCCGCAGTGAACGAATTAATTGTAACAAGATTCCCCGCAGTTCCGCGTAAAGCAAGTTCACCAACTGTTATATCTACGGATAATCTTAATGTAGCGGGGACTATTGAATTACTAACCCTACCAAAATTACAACTAGAGCCTGTAACAATCCGATACGCAGCAGCACCCCCAATAATAAGTTGTGAAAAATTAAGCGCAAGAGCGCCTCCATTAAATAGCTGAGTGCCACCTGTTTGATTAACAAATAAAAAAACACTACCCGTAATTGAAAAATTAGTCGCAGCGTTGGCGGAAAGTGAAGAACCTAAACTAAGAGTTCCGGGGCCATTTAAAACCTTTGTACTTGCGGTGCCTACGGTAAAAATACCCGGTGATCGTAAAGTAAAACCATTTAAATTCACAGTCCCTGCTTGTAAATAGCCACTGTTAGTAGAGGTGTAATTATCTTGCAACGTCCATCCGCCACCAACTCCGTTAAAGATAATGGTTGAGGCAGTAAATCCATTTGTGGTTATTGTTTTTCCTGTAGTAGTAGCCGCCATAGTTGGGCCACCGGTGTTTATATTAGAGTTAAAAACAACATTACCAAAAACGCTGTACGTATCGCTAAAAACTAATGACGACCCGCCTGTCCATGTAAAATTATTACATGACGAAGTTGAAGCGGATGCTGTTATGGTTCCCGTCCCTGAACTTGCGTCAAAAATTACGTTATCAGCAGATGTAGGAAACCCCGCACCACCAGCGCCACCGGAAGAACTTGACCAGTTTGTAGTAGTTGAAGCATCCCACGTCCCAGTGCCACCGACCCAATAGTAAGTAGCCATTACTAAAACCCAAAGTTCTTGGCAAGCAACTGCCATTTAGCCGCAGTGCTGTTATACATAAATCCAAGGTAATCATATTTTGACGTACCAGAGGACACAGTAGGCAACGCCAAATCAGAAGACCCCGCAAAAACAGCGTTCCATGAAAAAGTTTGCACGTTTGTAGATAGCAGTCTAAATATAATTTTTTGACCGTTTACAGGCGTTCCAGTTGGCGCGTTAATTGTCAGGGTTCCAACCGCTTGTGTATTGGCCTGAGTAGCAATGTCTGTGGTATCGGCGTTAATGGTTACAGAGGTAGCATCTGCTATTACCACAACGCGTTGGGAAAGTGCTCCCGCTAATGTTAATCCTCCGTTAAACGTAGCATCAGCACCGTTCCAGTAAGCTCTCACATTTGCACTACCGTCCGACAGTACGATGTAGTTGCTACCTGTTGCGGAGATCGGGGCAACTGCGCCAGCGTAAGAGCCAATAATTACATTAGATGATCCTGTGGTTATGCCGTTACCGCTGTTATAACCAAGAGCAGTATTTGCATCCCCTGTAGTTCCGGATAGCGTGTTCCACCCAACGGCGGTATTATTTACACCGTCTGTTGAACTGCTCATTGCAGATTGCCCAATAGCGGTATTTCTTCCAACTGATGTCGCCGTTCTTGCGTAAAACCTTAACGCGGATGATCCGACGGCAGTGTTACCCAGTGTAATAGTAGCCGAATTAAGTGCCAGACTTCCAATGGCTACATTTGATGTGCCGGTGGTGTTAGCTGCTAGAGCAGTTGCGCCAAACGCCGTATTCGTCGATACAGCACCCGCGCCACGGCCTACCGTCAAACCATAAACCGTTAAATCAGTGCCGGAATATAAAAGGTTCGCAGAGTCAGTCAGCAAGCCGCTTGTTGTTGCATAAGGTACGCGGCCTGAAGTAAGGGCAGAACTAGTCAGCGTCCCGGGGAAAGCCACATTACCAGAAGCATCCAAATACACGGATTTGCCAGCCGGATAAGTAACAAATACGTCTTTGGTTCCTGCACTGAAAGTAACTAACGATCCAGAATTAGACGAAGCAAGCACGGTGGTGCGGGAGAGCGTAGTGCCTGCGGACGTATAAGTACCGATACCTACTTCCCACTCCGTAGTACCCTGCCCAGCAATAGCGTAATAAGTGGTGTTACCGTTTCCAACAACGGAAAAGTTTTGAAAACCTGTTGGCGCTGTCCCGCTTAACGTGACAGTTCCTGTGCCGGTTGTGGTTGTAGAATCTTTTACCCTGTCCGCAATAACTAGAGCCATTTGGCCCTCCTTTTATATTTCAGTCCAATCGTTACTTTCTGCCGCATCAACTACAGTCCAATTTTCATTTTGTAAGTCATTAACCACACTCCAAACACCGGATTGCGTTGTAGCAACAGTTTGCCAAACAAACACAGCCGAACAAACATCTGAGGTATAGATATATTCTGTGGCATTTATCGTAACTACATTTTCACTTATATACGCAGTTTCGCTAGCATAAGTAAACTCAAGCCCGTCAACATTAAAAACAGCCACTGCGGATACCGTATTGCTACTAACTCCTGTCTCAGTAGCCGCTGAAGTAAATGTACTTGCTGCTACGGATACCGTATCGCTACTAACTCCTGTCTCAGTAGCCGCTGGAGTAAATGTACTTGCTGCTACGGATAC